ATATTTCACAGTCGGGATGACCAGATTTCAGATTTATTTTTTACATTTCTAACTTGCTGATATTCAATAGGGCTATTTTTAGTTCTTAGTTAATTTTCACCGAGTTTTCACCGACAATATAAATCTTACATTGTCTTCGCTATCAAACATTTGAGTGATTTTTTAATTAAAATGTTTGAATAAAAACACCGTAAAAACACTCTTAAACACCTCTAAGGCGCATCTTAATTATACGGCATTCGCCACTTTTTTAACAGAGTCTTCAGATACGTTTTCTACGAGTTTCGCTGTTAATCGGTCTATTGTTCTCTGTTGATTTTCTATGGTTTTCTGTTGCATAGAAATAACAGAATAAAGTTTATCCTCATTAGTTTCTTCTCCTCTTTTCTGCCCCATTATCAACCAGTTAGCATCAATGTTTTCAAAACTCGTTAAAATCTTAACTATAGTTTCATAATTAGGTGCGTTGCGACCAGTGATGATGTTATTAGCCGAAGTCCAAGATATATTCAATTTTCGAGCGAACGTATTTATCGTATGCCCTTCTTTGTCCATCAATTGAACGATGCGATTAGTAATAGTTTCTTCTTCCATTTTCATTATTTTTTAATAAATGAGAGAAATAATCTCTCATTTATTTTGTTATTTCAAATGAATGTTAGACCTTTGCGCTACGCAAGTATTACTTGCGCCACGAAAATAATAAAAATATATCGAGGGCGCAATAAAAAGAATATAAAAAAATAAAAATGAGATTCAAAGAGTACATATATTCTCTTCCCAATCAGCGCAAGGAAGAGATATCAAAGATAATGGAGTTATGCCGTGTTAATGAAAGTACTGTCTATAGATGGTTAAGAGGCGATTTTACTCCAGCCCCCCAGAAGAGAAAGGTAATCTCAGACTATCTTAACATACCCGAACACGAGCTCTTCCCAGATGCATAAAGAATGTCTACACTGCGATTCTCATCGCATGTGCATAAATGGTATTTACTGTAACTTACTTGAAAAGTATGTTCAGTATTCTACGGAAAAAGAATGTAAAACAAATAAAACAATCTTATGAAAACAAAGGAATTTGAAAAAGCAATTGACGCATTAAACTTAGGTATCGTAATAGACGAGATGAAGCTAAACCATTCGAATGTTCGTCAAGTAACTGGTCACCTTGAGAATGAAGGTATCATTTGGAATGAGAAAGGAGAGAGTTTCTCTACTGAATTTGAATGGAGAGAAAATAAAGAAGATGGTGACCTTGTAGGAGTCTTTGGTAACTCGCTGCAAAGAAACCAATTGTATGACCTTAAATTTAAATAACTATGACCAGCATTAGAAAAGTTAGAAAAAAGGCTATCCGTAAAATGGGATTTAGGATGTCTTTTCTGTTTCATCATAAGGATCCTAATCAAAAGTTAAAATTAACACCAACGACACGAAAGAAAATCAGGCAGGGAGTAACAGAATATCTAAGAAAGAAATGTTTATAGATAAAGATAATTGGGGAAAATTCTCCATACAAGACCTTTCAGAACGAGAACTTCGATTATTACACGAAGCTCTACGGATATACGCTCAGGTTCAACTTGGGCGCATTCATCCAACCGAAGCTACAACGATTTTGTGTTTTGACCTCCAGTACAACCATGTGCTGTTTCTGAAGGATGTTTAGATCTTATTTTCTTAACTTAGACTCCTATAGATATGATTAGAAACAAAATAGCTAATAAACGGTGGACAGAAGAAGATGCTACCTTTGTTAAGAATAATCTTGGTAAGCTGTCATTTGAACAGATGGGAAGAGCATTGAACAGAAGTGCTATGTCTGTTCGCCTCTTTGCTTTACGCAATCGCCTTACGGTCGGATTGCAAGTCAAGCGCAACATACTTATGGAGATGTTGAAGATAAAGTTCCGACACCCCGAAGACTTCACGCCTACAAGAACCTTTTACACGGAAACTGGGATTAATCAACGTCGGTTTTGGGACTTATACTATGGTCGAAAAAACATCAGCAGCAAAGAGTATGCTGCGGTAGCTGAATACTTAGGCGTAACCTTACAAGAGGCACTTGAATCACGCCAGTTGGATTTGTTCGAGGAAAATGAAGAATAAGGAATATGATAGATAAGAATTTCATTGAAAAAGTAAAGTCAGCTCTAAACATTGTAAATGTAATAGAAACCTTTACTCGCCTACACAAGACAGGTGCGAACTATAAGGTTGTCTGCCCTTTTCATGATGACCACTCACCATCTATGGTCGTCAGTCCATCAAGACAGACTTATCACTGCTTCGTGTGCGGAGCAAGTGGAGATGTTATATCCTTTGTACAGCATCACCTAAACCTAAGCTTCATAGAGGCTCTGCGCTGGTGTGCTAATCAAGCAGGCATTGAGTTCCCTACCAAGGAACTCACACCAGAGGAAGAAGCTGCCTACAAGAGAAGGGAAGCGCAACGTATCGCAATAGATGCTGCTGCAAAGTTCTTTCAGAAGAACCTTGGGCAAGCAGAGAGTTTCCTTGCATCACGTGGATATAGTCTTTCTGACAAAGCATTGACCGACTTCGGTGTAGGTTATGCTCCAATGGGTAACCTTGCTCTTGCAGAGCTATCAAAAGCTGGTTATTCACAAGATTTACTGCAAGAAGTAGATGTGCTTGGAAATAGCGAAGGTCGCTTATACGACAGGTTCCGTGACCGCTTAATGTTTCCCTTCTACGACATGCAAGGTCATATCGTAGGATTCTCAGGTAGAATCGTCACACCAAAAGATGGTACTGGTAAATATGTCAACACAGGCGAAACACCTCTGTTTACGAAAGGTAAGCACATCTTTGGATTATACCAGGCACGCAAGAGTATAGGAAAGACAGGCTTCGCCTATCTTGTCGAAGGTCAGTTTGACGTTATGTCTCTACATAAGGTAGGTGTCGAGAATGTTATAGGTGGAAGTGGTACCGCATTCACTGAAGATCAAGTGAAATTACTACTTCGCTTCACAGATGATATCATAATGATTTACGATGCAGACCCTGCTGGTGTCAAGGCATCGTTAAAGAACTGTGAGCTGCTTTTAAAGGCTGGGGCAAAGGTGCGCTGCATCCGTCTTGAAAAAGGTATGGACCCAGACGAGTTCGCTAAAGCACACGGCAGCCTTACAAGCAAGAAGTTAAAAGAACTCACAGAACCTTTCCCAAAAGCGTTCAAGCGTATGATTCTTCCACGAGGCTGCAAGGATGAGACAGTTGTCACAGACTGCTTAAACTCCATCTGTTCTCTCGTAGCCTGTGTGCAAGACTCTGTTCTGCGTTTGGAATATATCAAATCAATTGCGGAAGATTTCCGAAGTAAAATCGGAATAATAGACAATAAGGTGCGAAGCATTCGTGCCAATTTAAAAGAATCGATCGAGCAAACAAATACACCGTCTGGTATCTTTGGCATCGACGCTCTTAAAGAGAATCTAAAAAATGATTCTCCTGCAAGAATTACGTCTATTATGCAGGAATTTCTCGATGGCTATGGCGAAGAACCTATCGTATACGTTTCAGGTCGTCCTTCAAGTAATGATATTCAAGAATTACGTCGCATCTGCTGCTACTTCGAGTCTTCTGACATCGGATGTTCCCTGACCGAAGACGGTGAAGAAAGCGACTACTTACATGCACTTGCAGATATGTATCGTGCTGGTATCAGAATAGATTTTAATTCTATTAGCGGCACAATATCCTTTTTAGACAATTACATGGATACTCATGGTGTGTTTCTTCGCGATTTTCGGGGCAACCGTGTCCCATTAATCTCACGATGCATCGAGTTATCTTCTTACGCTGATGACACTGTTATAACTGTTAACAAGGCTAATTATTGTTTTTACCTCAATCTGACCAAGGGTCAGTTTGACGAGCTTAGAAAACCTTTCGTCCTCAAGCGTAAGTCTGCAATGAAGGTGAGTATGCAAGCAGACAACCTCGATGACGAAGAGTTCGATGTGAACGAACCTCCAGACTATGTACAAGAGAACGAAGAGTACAAGAGGATGTGGAAGGAGAGTGGATATTATCCACGTCTCAACAAGAAGAGCGAGCCAGTGTGCTACATGTTTCGCAACAAGAATGGTAATGGCATGACTCAAGTTGCGGACTTCTTTATGACGCCATTGCTCCATATCTTTTCAGATGATTTCGAACAGAACAAGCGTGTGCTGCGCATCAATCGTAGATATTACGAGACACCTATATATATCGAAATACCTTCTAAAGCTATGCTGAAGATGTCTTCAATCGAGGAGGTGTTAATCAACTACGAAGCTGTGAACTTCAATGGTGAGGAGTGGCAATGGAAGGCAATTAAAACATATATGAGTCGTCACTTCGTGATGTGTTCCGAGGTAAAGACCTACGGTAATCAGCAGAGCGAAGGTATGAGTCGAAAGACAGATGAACAGTTCTTTGCTTTTGCCAATGGAATCTTCCACAACGTCGACGGACAATGGGTTTTCGACCCAGTCAACGAACTGGGTGTGGTTACGCACAATAAAAACAATTACTATCTTCCTGCCTTTTCAACTATCTACGCAGGTAGTGGTAAGCAATCAGATAAGTACGAGCTTATCAGTCAGCTTGTATATAAAGAGGTTCCAGCTGAGAAGAAGGTCAGCTTCGAAAAGTGGGCATCACTGATGGACCAGGTGTATAAGATTAATGACAATGGTAAATGGGCTTTAGTTTTTGCAATTATGTGCGCCTTCAGAAGCAACATCCACTGCATCGATAGACTTTTCACCGCTCCATTTTTCATGGGTCCGATGTCGTCTGGTAAGACACAGATAGCAATTTCAATCCGCTCGCTGTTCATTTCTCCTAATATACCTATCTTCAACCTTAACACAGGTACCGATGCTGCGATGTCTACCATCATGGGTACATTCAAGGACGTTCCTGTGGTTCTTGATGAGTATAACAACAAGGATATCAGCGACACCAAGTTCCAAGCTCTAAAAGGTATCGTATATGACGGTGACGGTAAGCAAAAGAGAAAAGGAACCTCTGGACGAGAGATTGAGAACGATAAGGTGTTTGCCCCTGTAATCATCTGCGGTCAAGAGACACCACAGCGTGATGACAACGCACTTATGAGTCGTGTGATTGTTTGCGAGGTGCCAAAGCCTCGAAACCGCACACCAGAAGAAGTGCGCCTCTTCGAGGAACTGAAGACTATTGAAGACCCAAACAAGATAGGTCTTTCAAATGTACTCCTTCAGATCCTGGAGCTTCGTCCTATATTTATGGACCATTTTAGAAGCCTTAAGCAAGAAGCGTATAACGAACTAAAGCAAGACCTCATCAACTCTGGAGAAATGGACCGATTGATGAAGACAGCATCCCTCTTCTTGGGAACTGTCAAACTGATAGAGCGATATTCTAACCTTCGTCTACCGTTTACCTACGACGAGTTCTTCAAGATAGTTCAAGAGAAGGTGCAATTTCAGTTGTCACTTATTCGTAGTACTGATAAGCTGGCGATGTTCTTCACAGCTGTCAACAATATGATTGACACGAGACAAATCATAGAAGGACGTGAATTTCTTATCGAGCAACCCAAGAAGGTTACAGGTAAAGACTCACGTGGTGACGCTAAAACCTTCACTTTCGAAGCAGGGTCGAATATTATGTTCTTACGCTTGAGTGCAGTCTTCAGTATCTTTGATAGAAGCGGATATAACAATGAGAATAGCACGCTGTCAACAATAGAACAAAACCTGCGTAGTCATTCTTCATACGTCGGAACAGTATCTTCAAGAAGATTCGTATGGGAGGAAACGGTCGACGACGCAGACCTTCGTGATGGAAGTATGGTTAAGCTGCGCAAGCAGAAGAGCACATCTACAAGTGCTATCATTATAGATTACGACAAGTTTGTCGAGTCATACAATATAGACTTTAGGCGAGACTATGCTGACGACAGTAATAAAGAAAGCAAGCCAGTCGAGACTAAGGTAACTAACACAACTGAAGAACCACCAAAGAAAACTCTTCCGCAAGAATTGCCTTTTGAGCCGTCAGACGGAAGTGATGAACCTTTTTAATGAAAGTATCAAATTCCTTTAGAGCCGTGCCAGTTCGGATGAATAGGCACGGCTCATTTTATTCTATCTATATCACATATCATATCAATACCATATCACATCTATATCACATTCTTTATTACTGAAGGTGGCGAAAAAATCCCCCGTACCCCCAATTTTCAGAAGAAACTTCGAAAACGTGACTTTTGAAAATAAATTTTCAGAAAAACACCGTCCTACAATCCTACAATCCTACAAATTGTTTTTCTTTTCAAACCTATAATATACGTATATACCTATAAATCAAATAGTTATATTATTATTATAGGAAATAGGATTTAATTGTTTATTTGTAGGATTGTAGGACGTTGTAGGAAATAGGATTTTTCGTGTTTTTCTCTGTTTTGGATTCGTCGTCCTACAAAATATGTGTTTTTGTAGGATTGTAGGATGAAAAAAGAGAGTGAAATAATAAAACTTTTGAGTGATAAAATTTTGTTATCTCATTGATAATCTGTAACTTTGCGTTAATTAAGTCTAATTTTGTAGGAATGTAGGACGGTAGGACGGCTAAAAACTAAAAAAGGATATGGAGAAAAAAAAATGGTCTGCGAAACGAGTTGTCACAATTCAAATTGAACAGTACCTTGCAGAATATATAAGTGCAAAATATTGTAAAGACACAGTTACTGGTGGTGTCAAGATTCCAAGCACCACAGATCTATACTTCTGCGTATGGGAGAATATGACAAAACAGCGCAGCAATCAACCTGATGTTGTAAATGGCAACCTCCGTATTCACTTACCACAGCGCAAGGCTGGTGTTATCACCAGCCCTTGGAAAGATCCTGCTTATTACAATTACCTATCTCCAGCAGCAGCTAAGGAAATAGAAGCTCAGATACGAAGGATGTTCAATTTCGAACTCCACCGTGTTCTGTTGGAGAATGAAGAGTTCGGTCGACAGAAGAGAAACCTCGATGTTATCTATGACTTCATTCGTAGCTATCAATTGAAGTCTATATCTTCAGATGCATTATTGAAGAATTACTATCGCTTCCGAAACCGACTTAGACCCAAGAAGGTTCGTAAGTATCAAAAAGTTGCATGTATTTAATATTTTTTAATACATACCAAACTATTGTTTTTGTCACTCAAATGTTTTATGATATGTTAGAATTTTTAAACACCGTACAAGTGAGACTTGTAAATCCAAATAGAGAAGGAAAGAAGAAAGTGTATGATTTCGTTGCCGATACCTTCACGTATATACCACAACTTACTGACAATGAAGCTGGTAATTATTGGAACTGCGATAAAACCATAGTTATAGACTTACCCGACGAAGGAACTCGCAGGACCTTCGCAATAGAGAGAAGTGCTATCGTTACAATCAAGACATCTGATAGGAAAACTCATAACATCGGAACGTCAGATATTCCTGCACGTGTTCAGATATCTTCAAATTTGAACTCCGCAAACCTCGTAATCAAGTGTAAAATGCTCACAGACCCCCTTCTGTAGGTCTTTTGCCTACACCTTATTATATAGTAAATTCGCATCAAAAAGAATATTGATGAAAGAATTACAGTCTCTACTTGTCTCAGGGAAGCCTCTATTCATAACTATTGACGGATTTCGACAGGCTATGTTAACAGCCTTTCCGCTCAGTGGTAAAGCACCAGATAAACCTGAGATGAAGTCTGCGCTCAGCATGACGAAAGATGAAATGCTTGCTTACCTTAATACCCATAGTTGGTATCAGCTCGAGTCACATCTTGCTCTCTTGGATATTCAGAAGATAACGAATCAAGAAAACACCGCTCCTATTACACTTACTGATGAGTTCAGTGATGAGCAACTGCCTGATAACAGTATTGCTTATCATCGTGTATTCGGTACCGTGATGTCTGATTCGTATTATTACTTCTCAAGTAAGCAGTTGCAATCAGACCTGCTTGCAGCTGAAGCTAATCCACAAATCTCTTGTCACTTCCTTCACATCAATTCACCAGGTGGTGAAGCGTGGTACCTCGACCGCTTGAGCGAAACACTACGCAGTTGCGAGAAACCTATCCTTACATTCTATGAACAGATGTGTTGCTCAGCTGGATATTACATCGGATGCCACGGTCAGCGTATATACGCACTGACCCAGAATGACTATGTAGGTTGTATCGGAACGATGTGCAGCTTCTACGATTTTGAAGAATACTTTGCGAAGCTCGGTATTAAGAAGGTGGAAGCAAAAGCAACTAAGTCTGACTTGAAGAACAAAGTCTTCGATGATCTTCGTCAAGGTAAGGATGAGCAATTTGTGAAAGACATCCTCGACCCAATGAATGTACAGTTCTTATCAGAGGTGCGTTCACAGCGTAGTAAACTTGCTGACCTTCCTGACGATACTCCTGTCTTGCGTGGTGAAACCTTCTACACTCCTCAGGCTGTGGAACTCGGTCTGACAGATGGTAGCAAGACGATGGTAGAAGCTATCGTTGAAACTGCTACGATGGGTCGTGAATATACTGAGGCAAAGAAACTTAAAACTGCCGTTTACAACATATAAATGTATCATTTTAATTTTTAGTTATTTATGAGTTTAAAAGAAAAACTTACAAGTGTCATCGAATTCCTTGGATTTAAGCAGAAATTCGAAGACAAAAGTCTGTCACAGGATGAGTTCAACTCAATCGTAGCAGAGTATCAGAAGAAGTACCAGAGTACGCTTGCTGATGACATTGCTTCTGAACAAGCTGCACAGAAGACAGCTCAACAGGCGGATGAGTTTCAGAAGATGCTGAACACCATTCAGTCTGTTCTGAATGGTGGTGAGCCTTCAGCATCAGCTGATGATAATGGTGGTCAGCAGCCTACACAGCAAGGCAACGCAACTCTTGAGGGTATCCTTGAGGGCATTAAGGGTATGCGTGCTGATATTCAGGCGATGGGTTCAAACCCTGCACCTGATGTTCCTGCGCAAACAGTGAATGCTGTTCCTCTAAGTGTTAATGGTTTCGCTAATACAGCTGATTATCTCTTCGGTGTTGAACATCCTTTCTTCTCAATGAAGAATCGTTGGAATCAGATTGCAGCTAACCCACGTGCAGCAGCAGCTCTGCCAGAGGTTGACGAACAAGTAGATGGTGCTGCCTTCTATAAGGAGGTTCGCAATTATGCTAATTCACTCAAGCACCGCTATCAGTACCTTCAGCAGAACAAGATGCTTGATGCAGCTGCACTTGCAAAGGGTACTTACGCTACTAACTACGATGGAGTAGACAATGCTGGTCTTGGCGACCAGTTCGTTGTACTTCGTCAGGATGCACTCATCGCTCGTGTTCTACAGGTACGTGACCTTACTCAGTTCTTCCCTGTCGCTTACGGCTACCAAGACCGTGGACTCGTATTCAACGCCTTCTTCGATGAGGTTTCACAGGCTTACCAGTCTGGTGAGGTCTTCAAGGGCGGTATGAAGATTGAGAACCACTATGGTTACGTTGACGACGCTATGATTAAGATGGAATGGGGTCCAATGAAAGAAATCGAGCGTAAGTACATCGGTTATCTCAACAAGGAAGGCTCTGATCCTATCAAGTGGTCTATGATTGAGTATCAGTTGCTCAATACCCTCCGTGCTGCACAGGTTGAGCAGAACAAACGCCGTATGCGTGGTATCTACGTGAAGCCTGATAAGGGTGTTGCAGGTAGCTACCTCAATGCTGCTACTGGTGTTCTCTACACCTTGCTGCGTTATGTTCATCAGTACGACATCAAGCCACACGATGATGGTACATACCGCACCTATACACAGGCAAGTTTCCTCGCTTCTGTTCAAGAGTTCATTGCTGACGTTCGTGCTTCAATCACTGAGGACATGGACCTCGACAACCACTTCATTTACTTGAATAAGAACCATCAGGCATGGTGGATTAAGAACGTTCGTTCTACCTATGGTAAGGACACAGACTTCGCTGGACCTATGGGTGCATTGAGCGTGGTGCCAGACACTACGATGCGCATCATTTGGTTGCCTTATCTCGGTCAGACTCCATTCATGATGCTTCACGAACCAGGTAACATTCAGTTCCTTGAGTATGTACCAGGTGAAATGCTCTCTGTGAAGATGCAGGAAAACATGGAGCAGGTTCGTGCTTGGAGCGTATGGAAAGAGGGTACTTCTGCTTCATTCACAGGTCGTCGCTTCTCAACTAAGGATGAGATGGACAAGAACAACTACGAGTGGCAGCAGATCTTCATCAACCTCTTTGCAGCAACTATCACCGATAAGGTGGATGGTAATAACGGGTTCTGGCAGATTACCGACAGCACAACAACACTGACAACTATCACCGATATCGAGAATGCGAAGGCTGGTGTCGCTTACTGTATCGAGTGCGGTGACAAAACTAAGTTGCCAAAGATTGACAAGTCTGGTAAGTTCGATAGCATCACGGCTGCCTTCACCGCTACAGCTGTAGGCGACTACATCATGGTAATCCTCGGTAGCGACAACAAGTTCCGTGAGTTGGAGCGTTGCGTCGGTGGCAAGCGCACCATCAACAAGGAGTTGCAGCCTAACGTACCAGGTGGACGATAGATGAATGACTAAGGAACTGGGAGGAAAGTCGATGGAATTAAAAGCTCGGGACGGCTTGACCTCTTCAGTTCCTTTCTTAAATCAATAATTATCATTAATAGAAATAGAAATGAAAAAGCCCAATATTCAGAAACGCTATCGTGCGTATAATCCTATGAAAGGATTTAATTATAGCAACCGTCAGTCACGAAATATGTTCATGGCTACGTTTGCGATTTTTGGTATCTTCATGCTCGTAGCAGCCTTGCTTGACCACTCTCTCGGTGCTGCTGCTGGTTCAGGTGTCACCTTCGCTTCAATGGCATTACTCGGTCACGTCGACGATGTGTCTGATAGAGATACACACGGTAGTGCTATCTCTTACATCGTTTATCTCATTGCGCTCGACCAGATTGACCGCACCAAGGAGTTCCCACAACCTAACGCTAATCGTGAGGTTGCACCTGTTCCTTTGAAGCCAAATGAGATACCACACTACTTCGAGGCACACGACATCCCAACATTCACTGGTACCACAGAGAAAGGCGACATCACCACGACAGGCGAAAACCAGCTTGTAATGGTAATGGGTGGAGCTCGTGCGAACCTCTACAACTTCATTGAGGAGTACAGCGGTGGTAAGTTTATCGCTCTTTATAAGCACATTAAGAAGAAGGAGTGGTACATCGTTGGTGAACTCGAACGCCCTATCATCCTCTCTAACACTGAGACGAAGGACGATAAGGATGGTCGTTACACCACTCTGACCTTCAAGCGCAGCTCTGTCGACCTTCCATTGATTTACACTGGTAACCCAGCTGTTACTGCTGCTACTGCCATCAATGCGGATGCTACAGATGTAGCTATCACAGCAGGCAGCAACACTTACACGATTCCAAATGGAACGTCAGCAGCAGCTGCTATCGCTACAGTCAGTGGACTCAGTAAGAGCGATAAGGGTAGATATATCACACTCGTTGGTGCTGGTACTGATAAGGCTGCCACCATCGCTGATGGTTCTACCTTCGTACTCGAAGAGGGTGCTACCTGGACAGCGAAGACTGGTGCATCAATCACCTTCCGTGTTCTTGACACCACAACACTTGTCGAGGTTTCAAGAACTGAAGCCTAACCTCGAA